GCGTTGAGACCGGGCCGCTGATCTTCGCCAATCCCGGCGGCTCCGGAGATAGCGGCATCTTCGAACGTGCCGACGATTGTCCAGCCTTCCTGCTCCGCGCGCTGGCGACAGAGGGCTATCTGGTCGGCCGTGGACCGAGGGTTTTGATTTTCATTGCTGAACCGGGCGTAGATGACCGTCCGCATCGCTATCTCCATTCAGGCCGCCTCCTCGCGCGGCGCGAAGGGCGGCAATGTCTCTTGCAACCTGCGCGCGCGCAAGTGCCTCTACAAAGGCGATCAATGCCGGATCGCTGGCCTTATTGATGCGAGCCGGCGCATTCATGCTGCGGCCCTCACCGGTCCCGCGCCTTGAACATGCCGTTCCACGAAATGAGCGATGCCATTGCGGTCGCCGCCGGGTAAATCGCGGCGATACCATGTGAGCAGATCCGCGAAGCGCCAGTAGCGGTCCCACTCTGTCAACAAGGCGCTCGCGGACTCGCCATAACGATCGGCGATCAGCGCTATCGGCATATCGCGCTGCCAAGCGGTGCGGACGCTGCTATCCGCCGCCGCAAATGCTTTTCGCAATGCGCGCTCTGCGCGGCGACAGCTTTCCTCCAGCGCGGCAACCTTTTCGTCTAGCGTTGCTGGCTCCACCTTTTGACGGTCGAGCGTGACTACCCAATGCCAATCTGCCGCTATGGACCGCCACACGCGGATTTCTTCCCTCGCCTGCTCAGCCGAGATTTTTCCCGCGTCGATCAATGCTGGATATTTCTGCTCGCGCCGTTCGACAGCGGCGGCCGCTTCGTCGGCCAGCGGTGCGTAGCTGATGAGACCGCTCATGCTCAGCCTCCAATCATGCCGGTGGCGACGCCGCCCAAGGTGGCGTCGGGCAGTGCTTTGCGGGGACGGAACGCCGCTGTGACGGATGCCTTGCCGGCGGCGATGCGGGCGAGCTTCTCCTCGAAGGTCAGTGGGCGGCTGGCCGCCCCGCGCCGCTCCTCGGCCATGCGGGCGAGCATCATATCCTTGGCGACGGCCGGCCCGTGTTCGTGCGCGAGGTTGCGATACTCCTGGGCGCGATCGGTCGGAAGCCAGCTCGACGCCTTCGCGCGCGATCGAGCCTCGGCGCTGCGCCCTAAGCGGACGGGCGGCAGCAGCTCCTCGCCACGCTCGGCAAGTTCGGCGGCGATCTGGTCGCGCAGACGGTAGGCAGTCGAGCCTCCAATGCCCAGATCCCGCGCCGCGCGAACCACGGGCTCGCGGGCAAGGATGCGCCGGCGCAATTCATCCAACGACGCGGCGGGCACATAATGGCGGGATTGCTTGGCTGCCGCGATCCGGCGGCCGGCGCCGTCGCATCCCGGCAGGGTTTCGCCCTTTCGCGCCAGTCGTTTGACCAGGCGGTTGCGGATGCGGCCGATCGTGGTGTTGCTGGCGCCGGTGCGCTCCCCGACTATCTTCGCGCCGAACCCCTGTAGCAATAGCGCCTCGACTTCGCCGCGCTGTTGGCGGGTGAGTTTCAGGCCGGAATAGGCCGTTCCGCCGCCAGCGGGCGGCAACGGTGCCTTGCCACGCGCCTTTAGGTCGGCGCTGTAACGGCGGCGCTCCTCCGCGACGCGGCCTGCGCTGAGGCCCAGCTGAAGCTGGATGTCGACAGCCTTCATCCCCTTCCGCAGCGCGAGGCGCAGACGTTCCAGACCTTCCGGCGTCAATCGGCCCTTTTCGTCCCTCTCGGCGGGCCTGAACCCTCTGCGCGGGCACAGGGCGATGAGAACCGCATTGGACGCTGCGGCTTCGCTGACGCCTAAGCTGGCGCCGATACGGGCAAAGGACCAGCCCTGCGCCTCGCGCAGCTGGATCGCCTGTTCCAGACGATCGCCGTTAAGAACAGGTGTCGGAGCGTCAGTGACAATGTTCGACCGCAGGCCGAGCTTGCTGGCCATGACGTAGATCGCCTGCCAGCTGCGCTCCGGCAGCAAATCGGTGACGCCATTGATGCCTTCGCGCGGATAGACTTCGTGAAGGACGGCGAGTTCCTGGCTCGTCCAGGCTGGGGCTTTCGCGCGCGGCATGGTTCAGCCCTTCTGCTTTTGCGGGAAGGTCGACCGCGCGGGCATAATCACGATTGCGGCGGGGTCGAGATATTTGACCGCGGCCGCATAGCATCGGGCCTCATCGTCATCATCCGGCCCGCCCTGAGCCTCGATCGACAGGCGGAAGGCGTCCGCCAGCTTCTCGCCGACCGACACAGAAAAGGCGGTGTTGCCCAGTTGGTTGCCCTCGCGGGCGAAGGCGAGCAGCTCATGGACCGCCTCGGCCGCGCTGCTGGCGGCAGCGATGGCCTGGGTACGGGCGTCCTTCTGCGGCGAGTAGAAGGCGTCAACCGCCGTGGTGTGGATCAGGTCCAACGTGGCCGCCGGGTCGGCGCGGGCTTCGCGCCAATCCGGGTTGCTGTGGATGCAGACCTGTTCGAGCGCCGCGCGCTCCGGTGACAGTGCGCCGCCGCTCATCGGCTGGCCCTCCCCTTGCGGGGCGGGTTGACCTCGCCCGCGTCGACATCGACGCCGAACTCGATCAGCTTCTCGCGCCAGAGCGCCTTCATGTCGTCGGAGCAATGCGCCATGGCGTCGATCCAATTCGGCGCCCGGCCGTGCTGCATCTGGAACGCCATGCCATAATAAAGGCTCTGCGCATTATGCGGGAGGTGCGGCTCATGGTCTGAACCGCAGGTCTGGCAAAGGTGCGCTGCCGGCGGCAGCAGCATCATCGTGCCCTCGGTCATATCGCCAGCCTCCGTTCGATCAGATTTGCGGGCAGGCCGGTGATGCGCTCAAGCTCGGCGCGAAAGGCGTCGCGGGCAATGGACTGATTTTCCAGTTCCGCGTCATATTCGGCGAGGACGCTGCGATCCTTGGCGGCGCGAGCGGCCATGCTGTTGACGAGGCCCGACACCATTTCGAGGTGCAGACCTGCGAGGCCAAGCGCGCTCAGGTGGGACGCGCCGCGTTCACGCAGGGCAACCGTGTCGGGTTCGTTGAAGCGCGGACCCGCTTCATGCAGCTCCCGCGCCAGAAGGTAAAATCCTTCATAGCATTTGGATTTGGTGCGCAGGATGACGCGGGATTCATATCCAGCATATCCCATCGCCACCTTGATCTCGTCAGGCGTCGCACGCTCGCGGCCGTGCTGGTTGGCCCAGCGAGAATAAGCCTGTGCGACACGTTCGACGCTGGCATTCGCCGCCGGGTGCTTCTCGGTGCACTCCGCGAGAAAGGCGCGGAGATCCTTCATCAGCGGCCCTCTCATGCCCAGATGGTCCAGGCAACGAGGGCGACGGAGAAGGCCAACGCGGCCAAGGCGACGATCATATAGGCGAGCGCGCTAGCTTCGGCCCGGCGGGCCTCCAGCAGCGCGTCTTCCGCGTTCAGTTCGAAGTGGGACATGGATGCCTCCCGTTTGGTGACGGGAGGCCTTAAACACCATATCGGTGTTATATGTCAACACCGATATGGTGTCATTCGTCGGGGTATATCTCGTCCGGCCACCAGTCTGCATCCTCCGACCCCGGAGGAGGCCAGTCGAAAGCACGGGAATCGTTTGGTTCAGGCAACACCGGCTCGGTGCTGTCGAGATGAGCGCGGATAATCGCGCCCCACTGTGCCTTCTCTTGGAATATCGCGCTCACGCCGCCGCGACTCAGTGCACTGCCGATCAGTTGGGCGCGCTCTGCCCTGATATAGCCGATCTGAATATGGCGGTCCGAATAGACAGCGACTGCTTGTGGGTCGACTGGGTTCTTCGGTTCGGGCACAAGATGGACAGGCTCGCCCGGCAGGCAAAGCGCGATCTCAAATCGGCGAGTTGGCCCCTTCTTGTTCGGGTGATCAGCACCGACAACGGCAAGGGATAGACGCTTCAAAGCTCGCGCCACGTCCCTATGGCGCGTCCATGGATGCGCAGCTCATCGGCATCAACTTCGAAGTCTGGCCCGCCAGCTACTTTGTTGTCCGAAGAAATGACAATTCGGCCCTGCCCCGCTGCGCGTAAGCGCTTCAAGCCATGCGCTCCAAAGTGATCAATCCAGTAAATTCCGTGCATACGGGTCAGGGTTCGTTCTGACGTATCAATCAAGATTCTGTCCGCTGTGCGGAGCGTGGGTTCCATGCTGTCGCCGACTCCTCGCACTTGGCGGATGTGCTGGAATGGCGTGCGCGTAAGTGACCGCAGCAGGCCGATGTCCCACCTAACCGTTTCCTCCTCAATCATCTCCTCGATCAGAGTGCCCGGTCCCATAGACAGGGCGAGGTTAAGCGAGATGATTTCTGCCGTTCCATCATCAGCGGAGGCATTTCGCGTAGGGAGAATGTCGGGCGCGGGATAGTAATCTTCGCCCCCGCCGGTGGTCGGCCCAGCTGCACCAGGCGTGATGATGTCGCCCACTGGCACGCCCAATGCGCGGGCAGCCTTTTCAATCCAGTCCGTGGTTAGCCCGCGCTGACCTTTCTCAAGGCGCTCCACCTGTTGCGGTGTCGTGTCCATGCGCTTCGCCAGCTCAGGTCGCGCCCAGCCCTTGGCTTCACGGAAAGCGGCGATGTTGTTGGCGATTGTCATAGCTCCTCTTGCACCAAATTGGTGCGTAGCGCCCATACGCCAATTTGGTGTTGACAGATTGGTGTGATCAACACCATATCGGTGTCATACGGAGGTATGACATGCTGCTTCAGGATTGGTTGGCCCGCGAAGGGCTGACTTTCGGTCAATTCGGTGGCGCGATTGCGCGCAGTGCCGAAGCGGTGCGCCGCTACGCCAATGGGGAGCGTATTCCCGACCGCGAAACTATGACGGCTATCGTCCGGGAGACCTGCGGTCATGTCACGCCGAACGATTTCTACGGGCTTACTGCTCATGGTGATGATGTTTCGCCTGTAGATGCTGAGCTGTCTCCCGGCAAAATGCGGAACTTTGCCGCCCCCGAAAGTGAGGCGGCGTGATGCAGCGGTTCAAACCCCTCGCATGGCTGCCGGGCGCAGCCGCGCAAGCCAACGAACCGAACGCTTTCCCATCGCAGAAGGCGCAGCGGGTCGAGCTTCAGCGCATCGAAGCGGCCTGCGCCACCATCGGCAATGCGGCTGCCGATGAAGCCGATCTGCGCGCCGCCTTCCTAGCAATTGGCTCCGCCCTGTGCACCGAGAAGCAGCGGACCGCCGCGCTTTATCAGCAGGTGCAGGCGCTGGAGGGCGAGATTGCCCGCTTCAAGAGCGAGGTTCGCGCATGATCCCCTTCAGCCAGTCCATGCCCTCGGCCAGCGCCTCGCCGCTTGCCGTGTCGACGTCGTTTTCCGCCTTTAGCAAGTCGTCGATGCGCGCGGTCACGCGCCGCTGCACGGCCGTGCTGAAGTCTGGGCCGAGCCGTTCGTCCAGTTCGCGCAGGATCTCCGCGACGACGAAAAAGGCGGTGACGGCTTCGGAGGCGGTATCGCTCAATTCCCTGTTCCTTCGTGCTGGGTGTGACAGCCGCACGATAGCCGAAGGGGGCGCGGCTCAGAACCCGGTTCTGAATATTTGTCGCCGCGCTCCCGGAGGGCTGCCTGCATGAGCCGCTCCCTTGCCCTCACGCCCGAACAGCAGTCGGGGAAGGCCTCATTCAAGGCCTTGGTAAAGAGCTTCGGCGGTCAGGATGCTGCAGCGGAAGAGACTGGCGTGCGTCGTCAGAAGATCAGCGACATGGGCCTCGCCAACGTCGCGGAATCGCCCACGCTCGACCTGATCGACGCGCTGGAAGATCGCACGGTCGGGATGCCCGGCTGGCCGCATGTCACGGGCTGGCTCTGCCGCCGGCGCGGCGGCGTGTTCGTGCCGTTGCCGCAGGGTGACGATGACGCCGACGGCATGATGCTGACCGTCGCGGAGCTGGCCGGCGAGCTGGGCGATGTGTCGCGCGCCGTGTCGGAAGCGGTGTCCACGACAGGCGACGGCGGCCGCGATGTCACCGAACAGGAGGCCCTTGCCGCTCTGCGCGAGCTGGATGGGCTGGACCGCACATCGGCGCAGCTGCGCCTGAAACTCTCCGCGAAACTGAAGGGAGCGAAAGCATGACGGACTTCGCCAACTATCGTCATTTCTCCATTGAGGCTGTTGTGCCTGCCGGATGGGGCGCGCTTGGCGGCGGCCGCGAGCTGATCGGCGCTTGTGCGGTCAAGCATCGTGGCTATTGGGATGACCGCCTGTGCAGCCTCGGCTCCCTCGCTCTCGCCGATTGGATCATGGAGCACCAGGAGCTTGTGGCGAAGCCCAAGCTGGGCACCCATCCGCTGAACAGCGGCACAATGATTGAGCGGGTTCTCATCGGCGACGTCCTGCCCAGCGATGAATTCGCCCTTGCCCTCGCCAACATGACCGAGGGCGTCGTTCTTCCCGAAATGTTCGGCCTGACCGAGGCCGACACAGCATCATCCGCGCCGCAGGCCCTGGACGCGGATGAGAAGGCACCGGCTGCCGCGCTTGCTTCCCCCTGTCAGGATGCGGCGCCGGTGCCTTCAGATGATCGCACGGCAGACCTGCCGCCCTTGGGCGCGCTCGGCGGTCCATTACCCTCCGGTCGACTGTTCCACCCGATCGCTGACAGCCGGTTCCCGCAGGGCTTCGTCCTCACCGGCTGCGGCATGTCGCTGTGCCTGGACGAAAGCACGGCCAAGGCGATGCAGGCTGCCCTCGCGGATGGCATCGCGCACATTCAGCATGTCCGCAGCGCGGGTCTGGCGGTGGCGGCATGATTATCGCGGAGTCCATGCTCAACCAGTGGCTGCGGGAAGCCAAGGCCGGGGAAACCCTCGTCTATGCCCGTGCCACCTTCCTGACGCCTAATGTCGTCACGCGGCGGCTGTATGCGCTGGCACAGACCGGCCATGTGGAGCTGAAGCGCAACCGCCGCCATCATGGTGCAGGCGACGAAAACCTCCATTATATCGCCAAGCGGCTGGGAAAGCCCCTGCCGGGATCTGCGCCGGCGACTGATGGAACGCGGATCGTGAAGGGCGTCCTGCCATTGACCGCCAAGCCGCAGGATCGGCGCTACACCTCCCACGCATCCGTCGTGCGCGAGATCGAGCCGCAGGTGCGTGAGCTGCTCGCCGAAGGGCACGTCCGCAATGCGTCGCGTATCGCGCGGACGCTCGGCCTCTACAGCCACAACCCTGTTGTGCGCGTTCTGGAAAGGATGGCGGCATGACCGAACGCGTCCATATCGACGCCGAAACGCGCGCGCTGATGCACTCGATCGAAAGCATTACCGCTGGCAATGAGTTTTCGGCCGTTTGCACGGCATTGGAGGCAGTCCTCGCGCGTTGCATCAAGCGTGAACAGGGCGGTGTTGCCCACCCCGGATATTCCGCCATCGCCGGCCAGATGGTCGCTCGTCATGTTATGGCTCTGATCGACTGTGAGGGGCTGCTGGATGGTTGACCTTTTTCAGCTGGCCGATCGCGTAGAACGCGGCGAGATCAAAGCGCTGTCTATCAAGCAGCCCTACCCGCACCACATCTTTCATGACGGGAAGGATGTAGAAAACCGCGATTGGGCGACGCGAGCCCGAGGTTGGTTCATCGTCCATGCGGGTGTGTCGAAGTCCGAGCTGGACATGCACGACGCGCACCACGCGGCTATGCCGCGAGGCGGTGTGGTCGGCATGGCCCGTATCGTCGATTGCGTCACCAAGATGGATTCGCGCTGGTTTTTCGGCCGCTACGGCCTTGTCCTGCGCGATGCCTTCCCGCTGCCGCTCGTTTCCTGTCGGGGACAGCTGGGCTTCTTCAGGCTAGATCCAAACACCGCTCACGCTGTCGCCCAGCGCATCCGGGAGCGCGCAAATGGCTGATGGCACGAAGATCGAATGGACCGATGCCACGGTGAACGCGATCAACGGCTGCTCGGTCGTCTCGCCCGGTTGCACCAACTGCTATGCCATGCGCCTCGCCGGAACGCGGCTGAAGAATCATCCCTCCCGCGTCGGGCTGACGACCGACAGCAAGGCTGGCCCGGTCTGGAATGGCGCGGTGCGCCTCAACGAAGAGCAGCTGCTGCAGCCGCTCCGCTGGACAAAGCCGCGCCAGATCTTCTGGAATGCGCATGGCGACATGTTTCACCCGTCCGTGCCCGACGAATGGATCGACCGCTGCTTCGCCGTGATGGCGCTCACGCCGCATCATATCCACCAGGTGCTGACCAAGCGAGCCGATCGGATGCGTCAATATCTGACGGTGCGGAAAGCCGCAGCACCAATCATGGTGCCGGTTGGCGACGGGACGCTGGAGCAGCATCCGTTCAATAATGAACTGAAGGTGCCATCCAATATCTGGCTGGGCGTCTCTGTCGAGGATCATGAACGGGCGCTGCTTCGCATCCCCGATCTTCTAGCTACGCCCGCTGCTGTCCGGTGGCTCTCCTGCGAACCGCTGCTAGGCCCGATCTACCTGACCGATGTCGCTGACGGCGGTTCGACAGTTCTGGCCCCCGAGTGCTGGGGCGATTGCGACTGTAGCAGCCTATTTGGCTACGATCCGGGCTGCCGCCGTAACGGCGGTGACGGTACTCTCGTCCGTAAGATCGACTGGGTTGTCGTGGGCGGTGAAAGTGGCCGAGGCGCGCGGGCGATGGACCCGGAATGGGCCAGAACGCTGCGAAATGACTGCCACGATGCGGGCGTTCCCTTCTTCTTCAAGCAAAGGGGCGCGTATGTCCCCTGCGGGCAGATGGTCGCTGATGGATCTCTCTGGACGAACGGCAGCAACAGCAGCCTTCTGACCACCAAAGGCTTCGCGGGTCGCTATCTCGACGGCGTCCACCATGACGGGATGCCCGCATGACCGGACAGAACCGCTCCACGGCCGTCATGCAGCGCCGCCGCGTCGCTCCTGACAGCCTCGACTATTTCCCCACACCTCCCTTCGCCACGCGCGCCCTGTGCGAGTTCCTGGAGAACGTCGTGGAGGAGCCGATCGAGCTGCAACGCGCATGGGAACCTGCTTGCGGTGAGTTACACATGGTACGGCCGCTGCGGGAATATTTCGCCGATGTCCGCGCCAGCGATGTTCACGCCTATGGCGACAATGAGCTGATCGACTTCCCCTTCACCTGCGGCATGGAGCCGCAGACGGACTGGGTCATCACCAACCCGCCGTTCAAATTAGCCGAGGCCTTCATCCAGACAGGCCTACGGGTCGCGGGACGTGGCGTGGCGATGCTGCTGCGGGGAGCATTCCTCGAAGGGCAGGATCGCTACGCCACGCTCTTCGACAAGGCGCCGCCGGACTATGTGCTGCAATTTGTCGAGCGCGTCGCGATGCTCGAAGGTCGCCTGATCCGCTACGGGGATATAGATCCGTTCGCCGAGAAGGCTGGCACGCGTGTGTCGACCGCAACGAGCTACTGCTGGTTCGTCTGGCTGGGCAACGGATTTGAACAGCGGGACACCCGCCTGCGCTGGATCGCGCCCTGTCGCCGCCGGTTGGAGCGGCCCGGCGACTATCCCGACTATTCGCACATGTTCGCGGCTGACGCCAATGGCGACGGCCTGTTCGCGGAGCGCGCGGCATGACGATCAAGCTCAACCGCTGCCGCTGCGGTCGGATGCCCGGCCTGCGGACCCGTCGCGTCGCTGAGGATGCGATCGAGACCTGGGTGGAGTGCGCCGGCTGCGGCGCCCGCAGTCCCGAAATCGAAGATGCTTATGCCGACCCGGAGTCGGCGGCGGCGCAATGGAACTCTGGCAAGGGAACGAAGTGGTGACTGCAAATCTGAACAAGGCCCAGCTGATCGGCTTCCTCGGCGAAGATCCGAAGAACGCCGACATGCAGCGCGGCGGATCGGTCGTCACGCTGAGCGTCGGCACAACCGAGTATTGGAAGGAACAGAGCAGCGGCGAGCGGAAGAGCGCGACCGAGTGGCACCGCGTCGTGATCTTCAACGATGCGCTCGGCAAGACGGCCATGTCCTTTCTGCGCAAGGGCAGCGCCGTTTACGTCGAGGGCACGATACGGTCGCGCCGCTACACCGACCGCGAGCAGGTCGAGCGCAAGGTGACCGAGATCGTTGTGCCGAAGTTCGGCGGCGATCTGAAGCTGATGGATCGCCGTCGTGATGGCGCTGGCGGCGCTGATGCCGATCGCGGCCGCCCTGCCGGCGATCAGCAGCCCGATCTGGACGACGAAGCCCCCTTCTGACCGCAGGCGCTCGCCTAGCCTGCGGCGACGCCACGACATGCATGATTAACTGACCGGGAGCGGCTGCGCTTCGCCGGGGGGAATTTTTGACTGTGAACCGCTCTACAGCTCTATTGTCACCGCTTGGCCAAGCCGCGCTGAGCTATGCCCGCCGGGGTTGGCCGGTGTTCCCCTGCCGGGAGAAAAGCGAAACCGTCGAGACGTTCGGCGGGAAGAAGCGCGAGCTGAAGGCCAAGTCGCCGTATGGCGGCAGCGGCGTGAAGGACGCGACCACCGACGAAC